AGCTACAAGAGATTAGACAAAACCCCGAAGTTTTGCCGTTTTTGTTTCAGTATTACAAGGCCAATCCAGCCCAATTTATTATTGATTGGGGCATGACGTTTGACCCTCGCAACGTTGAGCGCAAGTTGCCGGCAAGTATTCCATTTCTGCTTTTCCCAAAACAGGAGGAGTGGATTATTTGGTTTATGGAGCGCTGGCAAACCCAAGAGCCGGGCATTACCGAGAAAACCCGCGACATGGGCATGAGTTGGCTAACGGTTGCGTTAGCAAGCACGGTTTGCCTTTTCAACGAGGGCGTGGCCGTAGGCTTTGGCTCCCGCAAAGAGGAGTACGTGGACAAGATAGGCTCGCCAAAATCGTTATTTTGGAAAGCCCGCATGTTTGTTGATTTGCTCCCGCCTGAGTTTAAGGGTGATTGGGATATTAACAAGCACGCCCCGCACATGCGGATTGTTTTCCCCGGCACTGGCTCAGTGATTACCGGCGAAAGCGGCGACGGCATAGGCCGCGGCGACCGGGCCAGCTTTTACATTGTTGACGAAAGCGCATTTTTGGAGCGCCCGCAATTAGTGGACGCCTCCCTATCCGCAACAACCAATTGCCGCCAAGACATAAGCACGCCAAACGGCATGGGCAACCCATTTGCCCAAAGGCGCCACAGCGGCAAGGTTAAGGTTTTTACATTCCATTGGCGTGACGACCCGCGCAAAGATGATGCTTGGTACAACAAGCAAGTCAACGAGCTTGACCCGGTAACAGTAGCCCAAGAGATTGATATTAACTACTCGGCCTCGGTTGAGGGCGTATTGATACCGTCCGCTTGGGTGCAATCTGCAATCGGCGCGCATACCAAGCTAGGTATTGAGCCAACAGGCAAACGACGCGGCGCTTTGGACGTTGCCGACGAGGGCGTTGATAAAAACGCATTTGCTGGCCGTCATGGCATTTTGCTGGACTTCTTACAGTCATGGTCGGGCAAAGGTGGCGACATTTACAGCACCGTTGTTAAGACTTTTAACATTTGCGACGAGCGCAATTATGCAACGTTTGACTATGACGCTGACGGACTAGGCGCCGGTGTACGTGGCGACGCTAGGGTGATAAGTGAAGCGCGACAAGATGCAGGTAAAAGCCGCATTTATGACGCACCGTTTAGAGGCTCCGGCCCCGTGCACGACCCCGACGGCGAAATGGTCAAGGAGCGGAAAAACAAAGATTACTTTGCTAACGCCAAGGCTCAGGCATGGTGGGCGCTACGCATGCGCTTTCAAGCGACGCACCGGGCAGTTGTTGAGGGCATGGACGTTGACCCTGACACAATTATTTCAATCGCCCCGGATTTGCCGGAGTTGTCATTGCTGATTATGGAGTTGTCGCAACCAACTTACGCAATCAATCAAGTTGGCAAAATTGTGGTTGATAAAGCGCCGGACGGCACCAAATCGCCAAACCTAGCCGACGCCGTAATGATTTGTTACCAGCCGGCCTCAAACTCAATTGACGTTTGGGAGCATTTGTAAACTAGGACTTTTTAATGAGCAAGTTAATGTATAAGCGCGTTGTTGGCGACGTAGGATTTAAAGACGCCGAGCACTGGATTACATTACACCCAAATGGTAAAGGCAACGGCAAGGGAACGCCGGCACGGGTGGCAAGCTCAACGGTAAAGTTGTAAGCCCTAAAAGCAAAAGCGGTGAACGTCGCGGCACTGAAAGCCAGCACGCCCCGGCAATATGGCTTGGCCCTGCTAAGCCTGAGCCAAAAACAAGCGCCTCAGCAGGTGCCGGAGCTACCGCACCCGCGACAGCGCCAAAGCCAGTCACGGCACCGACGCCAGCACCAACGGCGCCAACAGTAGCGCCAGCAACCGCACCGGCACCAAGCGACGTTAACCCATACGTTAAAGGCTCAAAGGAAAGTTACGAATTTGAGCGAGCAAAAAAGCTTGAGTTGACCAAAAAGGCCAACGAGCTAAGCGAAACAGCAAACACGCTTGAGGAGCACAAAGCCGCAATGGCGGCGCACCTTGCCGCCCATATCTCATGGAGCGCGTGGAAACAAGCGAGGCCAAAAGAGTTAACCAATCATGCCGCTGGTTATCATGCGCATAAAAACATAATTGCAAAGCTTGAGAAAGCGGCCAAAAAAAGCCAGCCACGTAAGAAAAAAGAGGCGCCGGCCGGCCGCTCATTTGCTGACGATACACCGGACAGCATACATGCCAAACTCAGTGAAAGCTGGGGGCTTGGATTTGCTAACGGAGTAAAGCAGGGCAAGGCAACCGAGTATTACCGCCAGCAAATACTGAGAGAGAAAAGCTCAGACCCCGCGGAAATGAAAAAGCGGCTTGAGGAGTATAACCGCCTGCAAGAGCTTGAGAGGAAAGACCCCGGCCACCGGTTGCGCGGCCATACCTCAATTGATATTACGCAAAAAACTGCCTCAGCAAAAGCAATGCGCGAAATGGTAACGCACGTTGATAACGCAATGGCAACGCTTCAAGCCTCCGGGTTTGATGTTAAAAAAGCATTAAGCAAGGCAAACGTTAAGCTTGTTGCTGGCTCAACCGGCGCGGCCAACGGCCATGCTTGGGGCGGCAATGCACTTGGCGGTAGAGGAAACGACGGTTACTTTTCTATAAGCCCGTCAAAGCGCGGCTCGTTTAACGATGAGCAATCGCAACGCCATGAGGCAAGAATTGCCGCCGGGCAATCTCGCTGGTCGGTTTCATCCTCAGCCAAAGACCAAACAAGGGCAACCATTGTGCACGAATTAGCGCACGCGCTTGGTTTACGTGAAAACGTCAAGTCAACCGAGCGGTTGGTTAAGGTAATGGACGAGGTTTTGCCGGACAAAAGCAAGCGCCGTGAGTGGATAAGGCAAAACATAAGCGAGTACGCGACAACCAACATAAATGAATTTGATGCGGAGTTAGCCGCAATGGTGACAGACCCGGATTACAAGCGCGGTACGTTGCCGGAGCAATTGGAGGCTCATGTTGACTGGCTTTTTGAGAAAGTAAAGTAATGTTACCTATTCCAAAAGACCCAAATTTTAGAACGCCGGAAGTTAGCGACGAGGAGTTTTACAACCCCGCACGCGAGGAGGACGAAACCCTTATCGCTACGGGGGCGTTTGACGACGACATGAGCAAAGGCGAGTTATTGCAAACAGCTTTAAACGACGTGAGGGCTTTAACAGAAAAGCTCAAAAACAGATAAACAAGGATTTTTAAATGAGCACTCAGACAACCGACGCAGGCGGCAAAACTATTGTGGCCAAGGTGGCCGATAGTTTCCAAAACCTGCTTGCGCGGGTGGGCTTGGGTACGCAAAACCAAAACAGCGCCAGCCAATACGGCTTTTCGCCAATCAGCCGCAACCGCATACAACTTGAGTTTGCTTACCGCTCAAGCTGGATTGCCGGCAAAAGCGTTGACGCTTTCGCGGACGATATGACGCGCGAGGGCGTAACCGTCCAGTGCGACATTGAGCCTGACCAATTGGAGCAACTGGAAAAGGCCGCGGGCAAGCTCAAGCTATGGGATGCGGTCAACGATACCGTTAAATGGTCGCGCTTGTATGGCGGCGCTATTGCGGTAATGCTGATTGACGGCCAAAACCCTAGCACCCCGCTACGCAAAGACACGATACAAAAAGACCAATTCAAGGGCTTGCTAGTGCTTGACCGCTGGATGATACAACCCAGCCTTGAGGACTTGGTGACAGACTACGGCCCCGACTTGGGCATGCCTAAGTTTTACACAATACTGGCCGACGCTAAGGCGCTGGTTAACCAAAAGATACATTACAGCCGCGTACTACGCCTTGACGGCGTGGAGTTGCCTTACTGGCAACGTATTGCTGAGAACGGCTGGGGGCAATCAGTGCTTGAGCGCTTGTGGGATAGGCTGGTTGCATTTGACAGCACCACCGACGGCGCGGCGCAATTGGTTTACAAAGCGCACTTACGCACTTACAAGGTAAAAGGCTTGCGCCAAATTATCGGCGCGGGTGGCAAAGCGTTTGACGGCTTGATTGCACAAATTGACGCTATCCGGCAATTCCAAAGCAACGAGGGCTTAACCCTCATGGACGCCGAGGACGATTTCCAAACGCACCAATACAGTTTCACCGGCCTAAACGACGTGCTTTTACAGTTTGGCCAGCAACTAAGCGGTGCAATTGACATTCCCTTGGTGCGCTTGTTTGGGCAAAGCCCGGCTGGTTTAAATGCTACCGGTGAAAGCGACTTGCGCAATTACTACGACAGCATTAAGCAACAGCAAGAGCGTAAATTGCGCACCGCGGTTGAAACCATTTACGGCGTGTTATACCGCTCAACGTTTGGCGACGCACCGCCTGACAACATGGCGATTATGTTTAACCCGTTATGGCAAGTTAGCGACACAGAAAAAGCAACCATTGCCAACTCGGTAACGGACGCGGTGACCAAGGCCAGCGATAGTGGATTGATTGACAGACACACAGCGCTTAAAGAGTTGCGCCAATCCAGCGGCGTAACCGGTGTGTTTAGCAACATTACCGACGAGGATATTAAAGAGGCCGAAAACGAGCCGCCGCCCGACTTTAACGAGGTAGGCAATGAGGGCGAGGACTTAGACAATGAAACGAACCCGCAACCCGGTACAGGCGAGGCGAGCCGAGAGGATTTACAGCCAGCAACTTAGCCGGCTGGCCAAGCAAATTGGCCAAATCATTACCGGCTACAAACCAACGGACTTAAACGAGGCCAGCACGCTTAACGACATGCTCAGGCGCTACGCTGACGCGCTGACGCCGTGGGCAACCAAGGTTGCAAGTGACATGCTAACCGAGGTTAACGCGCGCGACATAGGCGCATGGCGTGCGCTTGGTAGCGAGATAAGCAAAGGCGTGATGCGTGACATTATGCTGGCACCGGCTGGCGAGGCTATGCGCGAGTTGTTAGGCGAGCAAGTAACGCTTATTAAAAGCATACCGCTTGACGCCGCCCAGCGCGTGCATGAGTTGACGCTGAAAGGTTTGGAGGACAGCACCCGCGCAAATCAGATTGCAAAAGAGATTATGCGGAGCGGCGAAGTTAGCAAAAGCAAGGCAATGCTGATTGCCCGCACCGAGGTTGCACGCACTGGCTCAATACTCACCGAAACGCGCGCCAAGCACGTTGGCAGTGACGGCTATATTTGGCAGACCAGCCGCGACGGCGACGTGCGACAAAGCCACAAAGAAATGCAAGGCAAGCTCGTTAAATGGAGCGACCCGCCGACACTTGACGGCATGACCGGGCACGCTGGTTGTTTTCCAAACTGCCGTTGCTGGGCTGAGGTTTTATTGCCTGATTAAACAACATGCATTACGCAAAACACACAACCCGCTCCGGCGGGTTTTTTATTGGACAAGACCATGAAAACCAAAACAAACGACCGCATGGGCTTTTTGACGGTTGAGCAACTAGGCCCCAAGCAAAGCATGACGCCTGAGGGCTTTTTGCTATGCGAGAGCGTGCCCATTGCCCGCATTGGCAACCAAATGTATAGCGATAAAGAAATACCGCTTGAGGGCGACGCTGACGGGCTTTTGCAGATTGAGCGCGCACCGGACGAGGTATTTAAAGACGAAACACTGGCAAGCTTTGAGGGCAAGCCGGTAACGATTGACCACCCCGACACATTTGTTAACCCGGAAAACTGGAAAGAGTTAGCCGTTGGGGTAACTCAAAACGTGCGCCGCGGCGCCGGTATTGAGGACGACCTTTTGCTTGCTGATTTGTTAGTTACTGACCAGCAAGCGATTGAGGCAGTACGCGCGGGGCTTAGAGAGGTTTCGTGCGGCTATGAGGCTGATTATGAGCAAGTGGCACCCGGCAAAGGGCGCCAGTTAAACATCATTGGCAATCATGTGGCGCTTGTAGAGCGTGGCCGCGCTGGCCCGCGTTGTTCAATTCAAGATAAGGATTTAAACATGAAACAGAAACCAAAAGGAAAGTTGAGCTTTATTGACAAGCTCAAAAAGTTTTTAGACAGCGAGGTTGAGGCTGAAAAACTGGAAAACCAAACCGCCGACGAGGGCGAGGAGGAAAGCCAAATGCCAATCGGCAAAAAAGAGCTTGAGGCTGAGGAAAAAACCACAGATGAGGGCGACATTGGCGAGCGCTTAGCACGCATTGAGGCAGTGCTGGCCAAGTTGGTCCCAATGGAGGAGGAGGAGCACGAAACGAACCTTGACGCTGAAAACGAGGAGGCCGAGGCTGAGGAGGAGGAAACCACCGACGACGTGCTAGAGGCTGAAACCGCCGAAACCAACGGCGAGGCAAAGGGCACAGTGCTGACAGGCGACAGTTTGAAAGCAGTGATTGCACGCGCTGAGATTTTGGCGCCGGGCATCCAAGTGCCAACAGGCGACGCGGCAGGCGCAAGCAAAACCATTGCAACATTGCAACGCAAGGCGCTGGCCACAGCATACGCGACAGCAGACGGCAAAAAAGCAATTGAGCCGTTTTTGATGAAACGCGAGATTAAAAAATTAACCGGCGACGCTTTAAGCGCGGTGTTTACTGGCGCGGCTGAGTTAATGCGCGTTAACAACAACACACGCGGCATGCGCATGAGCGCCGCTACAACGGATTTCGGTAAAGCGACAAGCCCAGCCGATATTAACGCCCGTAACCGGGAACATTGGGCCAAGCAAACCGGCCGCTAACATAAAGGAAAAAACATCATGGTAGCTTTTCTAACACGCATGCCTTACGGCATCCCCGGCGATATTACCCGCCAATCTCAGGCAAAGATTGAGGCGCAAGTTTTAAACGCCTCTTTGCCATTCTCAGCGTTTGGCCTAGTTGGCAAAATTGCATCCGGCAAGTTTGTGCCATTTGCAGGCGCGGAAACTGACGCGGACGACTACGGCATTTTAGTGCGCCCTTATCCAGTTACAGGCGCCAACGCAAGTGACCCGCTGGGCACCTCAGTGCCACAAACCAGCGGCATTGCAAACGTTTTGCGCTCCGGTTACATCAACGTTAAAAACAATGCTGGCACGCCAGGCGTTGGCGGTGCGGTGTATGTGCGCGTTGCTAATGCGGCGGCAGGCAAGCCAATTGGCGGCTTTGAGGCGGTTGCTGACAGCACCAATACAATTGTGCTGACAGGTGCAACTTTCGCCGGTGCCGCAGACGCTAACGGCAACGTTGAAATTGCTTACAACATTTAATAAGGGGTAGAACATGAACCGCAATTTAATTCGTGTCGCAACACGCGACGCGCTTATGACTTTTGACGCTCGCACTATTGACAGCGCGGGCGTTTTCTTAATTGGCGAGCTTGAACGCTTAGACCAAAAACTACACATGCCGCTTGCGACCGTTACTTGGTCGCGCGACATTATGCTACGCGAGGACGTAAGCATTGCTGACGAGTTTAGCTCATTTACAAACTCAAGCTTTGCGGCCGCTCCGGGCGTGCAAGGCTCAGGCAAAGCATGGGTTGGTAAAGACTCCAACGCAATTACTGGCATTTCGCTGGACATTGGCAAGACTTCAAACCCGTTGCCTTTGTGGGCAATGCAATTGGGCTGGACTTTGCCGGAGTTGGAAAGTGCGCAAAAACTTGGCCGTCCAGTTGACCAGCAAAAATTCAGCGGTATGCAATTAAAATACCAAATGGATATTGACGAGCAGGTTTACATTGGCGATACAGCGCTCGGCTTCACTGGCTTGGTTAACAGTGCATTGGTTACTAACGTTGCCAACGCAACAACCGGCGGCTGGGGCAGTGCTACCGCTGACCAAATCTTGGCAGACGTTAACGAGTTGCTTAACTCAGTTTGGACAGCCTCAGCTTACGCAGTATGCCCAAGCAAATTGCTGATTGACCCGGTAAATTACAGCCGCTTAGTAAGCAAGCTGGTTTCAACCGCTGGCAATATCTCAATCCTTGAGTTTTTGAAACAAAACAGCTTGTCAAACTCAATCAACGGCAAACCGCTTGATATTCAACCGGTTAAATGGTTAACTAGCCGTGGCACAAGCAACACAAACCGCATGGTTGCTTACACGCCGGACGACGACAAAGTGCGTTTCCCATTGGTGCCGTTACAACGCACACCGCTGGAATACCGCGACTTGCGCCAGTTGACAACATACTTTGGCCGCTTGGGTGTGGTTGAGTTTGTTTACCCTGAAACACTCGGCTACCGCGACAACATTTAAGGAGAAACGGCATGGCTACAATTCAAGTTACAAAAGCGTTTAACCTTAACATTGATGCGGTAATTACGCATTACCCGGTTGGCAAGCACGAAGTTGCCGACGATACTCC